TCGGACCAGTCGGCGGCATAGCCGATCTTGCAGCCCGGACCGAGGATCGCCTTGACCTCGCCCGCAAGCTGGCGCAGCGCGGCGACGGCGGGAAATGTGCCGCCCGCGCCCCGGATCTGCGTGAGCGCGCGCATCTCGGACCCGATGCAAAAGGCGGTGACGCCTCCGGCTACGGCACACAGATGCGCGTAGTGCAGGATGAAGCGGCGCATCGACCATTCATCCGGGCCACCATATGACACGCCGGTCGCTGTCTGCGTGAAGTCGCCGGTCTGCGCGGTGCCGAAAAACGCCGCGACCTGCGCCGCTGCCGCTGCCGTGCCGTCGGGAGAGCCCGCGACACCGGGTGCGCGGCTCGTCGTGATCCGCCCGCGCCAGGGCAGCGGCGGTTGGCCCGGTTCACCGGTCCAGGGGTTGGGCAGGCTGTTGCCGGCAAGCTGGTCCATCAGGATGAAGGGGTAGAACACCACATCCTTGCCCGCGGCCACCATCGCGCGGATCGCCTCGATCACAGACATGTCGGCGGGCGTGCCGCCATAGACCGGCCGGCCGTCGATCTGCGGCACAAGCTCTGCCGCCGCCCGCCCGATCCCGCCCGCACGCCAGGGCATCGCGGCGGCGTCCACGTCCTTTTGTTCGACCTTGGGGCGCAGCGTGCAGTCGCCGCAGCGCAGGTCGTCACCGAACCAGGACACGACCATGCTGACCGAGCCGCAATTGGGCAGTTCTTCGTCGAGCGCCTCGAGCGAGGTGAGGAAATCGGTCTTGCCCGAGGGGGAGTTGAGGTTCGTCGGCACCTCTTCGCCATAGGCCTGCGACAGGAACACCGGCGTCGTGGCCAGCGCATATTCGCCCGTGCCGGGGATCAGCGCGACCCCGCGCAGAAGGCGCGCGATGTCCTCGGCCTCGGCCGCCGGGCGCGCGGCCGCCGGGCGGAATACCTCGAACGAGAATTGCGGCACCCGGTTGCCGAACCGGCCGAGGTCGAGATCCTCGAACACCACATAGGCGATGCCGCGATAGGCGGGCACCTGCCCCGGCCCCTCGACCGCCTCCATCCTGGGGTCGGGTTGCTGGGACTCGGTGCCGGCATAGACCCGGATATTGAGGTCGTCGCGCCCGACCTCGACACCGTCCGCCCAGATGCGGCCGACGCGGGTGATCTCGCCCTGGCACAGCGCCACGGCGAGGCTGACGGAATAGCTGTAGTCGGTCGTCCGCGTTGCGCCGCCGGTGCCCTTGCCGCCGCCCGAAGTGGCGACGCTCTCCTGGAACTGCGAGGCCCAGATCACCTGCCCCGCGACGCGCAACCGGCCGTGGAGTTGCCCTACCGGCGCGCCTTCGCTCGCGCCCGTGAGGCGCAAGCGGTCCACACGACCGGTCTCGACCGGGGCACTGCCCGAGCCGAGCAGACGCTGGTCGATCAGGCTGCCGAGCACAGCGCCGGTGGCCCGCCCGATGGTGGCCATCGACAGGCCCAGCACCGACCCGCCAATGGTGCCGCCCAGCGCCATGCCTGCGGCCGAGAGAACGATGGTTGCCATCAGAGCACCCTTTCCGAAAATGCAAAGCGCGCGGCAATGCGCCGGCGCCAGGGGGGGGTCAGGGCGCTCTCGACCACGCCATGACCGCTGTAGGCGTGGACAAAACTCGCCCTGTGCCCGGTTTCGGCCTGAATCCCCAGATGCTTGGCAATGGCCCCGGCCCGCATCCGAAAGAGCAGCACATCACCCGGCGCGGCGGCGTCCAGCGGCTTTTCGACCAGATAGCGCCGCGCCGCGCGCAAGAGCACCTCGTCGCCTTGCGGCTCGCCCCAGTCCTGGCTGTAGGGCGGCACCGGGGCGGGTTCCGCGCCCAGCACCTCGCGCCAGACCCCCCGCAAGAGGCCGAGGCAATCGCAGCCCGCGCCGCGCGTGGCGGCCTGATGCCGGTAGGGCGTGCCGATCCAGCCGCGCGCCGCAGCCACGATGCGCGCGCTCATCCCGCGAGGCTCCCGCCCGCGTTGTCGCCGCCGGCGCGGGGGATGGCGAGCAGCCAGTCCTCGCCAGGGATGAAGGGAAAGCCACGGTAATTCAGCAGGTTGTTGAACTTGAGCCGGCAGGTTTCCACCCGCTTGTCGCAGCCCGCCTCTAGCCGCAGCATGTCGCCGGGCGCGACGGCCGCGCGCAGCGGCTCCCACAGCTCGATCACGCGGGCGCCACCCGCGCGGATCTGGTCATGCTTGATGACACCGGCGAGCCCCGCCGCAGCCCCGGTGAGCACGCGCAGCATCCCCCGCTCGAACCAGCGGTCATCGTAGAGGTCGAGCCCGTCAAAGCCGAACACCTGCCCGCGCGTCACGGTCTCGGCCGCGCGCGTCTCGCTGTATCCCACGGCCGCGAGGTTGAACCGGCACTGCCCGTCGCCCAGCACCGCCGCACAGGGCCGCTGATAGACCCGCCCCTGCGGCTGGTTGAGCGCCTCGGTCAGGCCGCGCAAGTCCGCATGAAAGGCCCCTGCCCCGCGCCGGATCTCGCCGATCGTGCCGGCAAAGCGCAGCATCCGCTGCGCAGGCTCCTGCCAATTGACAAGCCAGGCCCGCACCTCGGCGCCGTCATAGCGCCCGGCTTCGATATCGGCCTCGGTGATGGCACTGTCGCTGAGCGCGCCCATGGCTTCGGTATTGTCCACCGCAAGGCCCGTTCCCTGCACCAGCGCACGCGCCGACATGCCGGTATCGGCGCGAAAGGTGATGCCGTCAAAGTGCAGCGGCAGGTCGTGGTCGGTAAAGCCCAGGACCAACCCGTCGGCCCGGGTAATCGCCCAGGCGCGGCAGACATGCGTGAGCCCTGTCGCCAGATGCGCGCGCAGCGCGGCGGCAGTCATATCCGCACCTCGACGATCGGCACGGTCGGCACATCACCCGCCCGAAAGGAGGCGACCGAGGTCTGGATGCGGTCGATATCGAACCGCACCGGCACGTCGAATTCGAACCCCGCCGTGATCACCGCGCCGGTGACGGGCGGCGCGGCAAGCGTGACGATGCCGGTCGCGGTATCGACCACATAGTCGATACCGTCCTGCTGCGGGTCGCCGCTGATGGCGATGCGCACCGTGCCCTCGACCGGCTTGGTGATCGGCCGGAAATAGTCGATCCCGCCCGAGCCATAACGCTTGCGCAGCGCAAAGCTCGCCGTCACGTCGTCGCCATCGGCGATATGCTGGTCAAAGGGCGTGATCTCGGCCGAGGGCAGCGCCGATTTGAAATCGCCCCAGTCCTTCCAGCGAAACCCGTATAGCTGCCCCTGCCGCGCCTCGAAGAAGCCGATCAGCGTCTCCACATCGTCGAGCGAGCGCAGCCCCAGCCCCGCGTCATAGCGCCGTCGCGAATGCGCCCAGGGGGCGTTGCGCTCTTCGAACCCGTTGGCCAGCGTGACCACCTCGGTGCGCCGCTCGGGCCCGCCGATCGAGCCGAAACTGAGCGAGGCGGGGAACCGCACTTCGTGAAATGACATCTGCCTTCTCCCTTACCGGTTGCGCTGGCCGCGCCCCATGATCCGCGCCATCTGTGCCGCGATCTGGCCCTGGCTGCGCTGGAACCCCTGCACGTCGGGCGTGCTCACATGCATCGTCACGTTGACAGTGGCGCCACCCTGCGCGCGCACGCCCAGCCGCCCGTCCGCGCCGCGCGACAGCGGCATGATCGCCTCGGGCCCCGCCTCGCCCATCAGCCCGGTGCCGCCGCGCATCGGAAATGCCATCGGCCCGCTCACCACCCCGCCCATGGCAAAGGGCATCACCCGGCCCTGGCTGAACGGCGCGCCATCCTTGAAGGGCAGCATCCCCGTCACCAAAGAATTGACACCATCGGCAAGAAGCCCGCCAAAATGGTCGGTCACGGGCTTGAGCGCCGCATTGTAGGTCGTGTTGACCATCGCGCGGGCGACCGAGCCCAGAGCGTCCGACAGTTTCATCCCGTCGAACACCAGCCCGTCAAAGGCGCGCTTGAGCCCGCCGGAAAAGCCGCGTTCGAGGTTCGAGAGGTCGCGCGCCGTGTCGCCCAGGGTGCCGCGCATCCCCCGCAATTCGGCCGCAAAGGTCGCGGTGACGGCCGTCGCGTCGCCCATGTCCCGCTCGAGCCCGCCGATCTGTTCGCCAAGGCCGCCCAGCCTGTCGATCTCATTCATCGCATCTCTCCTCTTGCTGGCCTTTTGGCCGGTCCGGATAGGCGCGGCTCAACGCCTCGAGCCGCGCCCGCGCCATGGGGGCCGAGGCCGCATCGACCCCCAGCATCATCAGCAGTTCGGCGGGGGTGAGCGCCCAGAACTGCGCGGGCGTCAGCCGCAGGCCATGAAGGCCCGCGCGCATCAGCCCCCCCCAGTCAAAGCCGCGCCCACCCTCGGTCATCGTGGCGCCGGTCATGCCGGCCCCGCAAAGGCGCGCGCGAGCAGCTCTGCCGCCACCCGCGCAGCCCCCACCGGACCGCCGGCGACATCGGCGCTCAGCAGATCGTCCGCCGTGCCGCGCCAGCCGCCGCCGCGCAACCCCGCCACGACCAGCGCCAGCACGTCGCGGCTGGAGAACGCCCCGCCCTCGAAGCGCTCCACAAGGTCCACGAGCGTTCCCGCGCCGAGGCTCGCCTCAAGCTCGGCCAATGCGCCCAGCGTGAGCTTGCAGACATGGCGCTGCCCTTCGATCACCAGCGCCACCTCGCCCGCATGCGGGTTCACCATCACGGCGCATCCGGCACAAAGGCCAGCACCCCGGCCGACGCGAGGCTCAACTCATAGGTTGCCTCGCCGTTGTAAGACCCGGCATATTCGATCGAGGTGATCTGGAACCGCCCCTCCACCACGCCGAAAGCGGGGATGATGACCTGGAAATTGGGCGTCTCGCCGTCAAAGAATATCTGCCGCGCCCGCTCATCCGTGGTCGCATCCTTGAACACACCCGAGCCCGAGATCGTCGCGGCCTTCACCCCGGCGCCCGCCAGCAGCTCGCGCCAGCCGCCCTGGCTCTCGAGGCTGGTGACATCGACGCTTTCGGCGTTGAAGCTGATGCGCGTCGCGCGCAGGCCCGCTGCCGTCTCGAACAGCCCGTCGCCGGTCATGTCGATCTTGATCAAAAGGTCTTTTCCGTTCTGGGCCGCCATGGCGAAGCCTCCGTGATTGCTGTGAAAATCCTGCGCCGCCGCGGCGCCTCAGTCGTCCTCGACCCGCGCCCGAAAGATCAGGTCGATCCGGCGCACATCACCGGTGCCGACCCGCGCCGCCGCCGCGCGGTAAAAGTTGAGCGCCACCAGATGCCCGCGCGTCAGGATCAACGGC